ATAATGCGATGCAAGCCGCATCAGCATAATCTTGTTCAGGGAATTCATCTCCCCACTTTTCTATTGCATATTTCATTATAGCATCTTTTGTAGCTTTACCACTACCAATTACATTTTTCTTCCAAGTACCATTATCTACTAAAGAAACAGGTATGTCACTTAGACATATAGTTCCCCAAACAGCTCCCACTACTTCTGATAAGGTACGCACTACATTTCTGTTTTGTGCAAATATGGGTTCTTCTATCATAGCGTAATCTATAGTGTCTATATCTATTTCCTCTATCAAGATTCTGGCAAAGTTATCCATTAACTCTGGAAATCGTTTTTTAAAGGAATCTTTAATATTACAAGTTGCTTTGTAAATAGAAATTAAATTTCCCTCTTCATCTAATATAACACCATGAATAGCTTTACTAGAAGTATCTAATCCTAAATATTTCATGATCTATTGTAGAGGTATGTTTTCTTTAATAATCTGTCTAGATATAAGTTTATCAGCAACTTTATCTTCAATTCGATCTTTATTTACTATAGCTAATGTCGCTCCAATACCTAATGCCATCGCTCCTACTATCGGTAGACTCCTTACTATTCCCTTTGCTACATCTTTCCTTGTCATTTGTTTTCTCCTATTTAGTTTATTATTCTATTCCCCTTCTAGAATTTTCATACCTAGAGCTATTATACCACCAATAGTTGCTGTAGACACCTCTGGCATATTATGAAATAAGCCTACTACAGATAAAGTAGTAAGACACGCTATTGCTAAAAATATTTGTGGTCTAAATTTTCCCATATTAATATAAGCCTCCTAGTATATTATACTATAAATTACTCAATTCCTTTAGTCCTAAGTGCTACAATCCTAGAAATAGTTACCCAACATTGTGTATATAACTTAAGTCTACCTTCTTCATACTTCTTTGCAGCCTCCATTTCAGTCTTTCGTTTAAACAATTCTATCAAATGTTTATTAGAAGACATGATTAACCCTCTAGCTTCATCTCTAGTAGGCTTCTTACCTATAGCTGCCTTCATAACATTAGCAAAAGCTGCGTTGTACTCCTCATCAAATTGAGCTTGCATAGCCCCTAATTTCATTTCATGACTAGCTACAACCTGTTCTAATATAGCTTTAGTCCCTCCATATCTAGATAAGTATTCTTCTAGTTCTTTATTAGTAGCTCCTATAACATCAGCAAAATCTAATTTATCTACTGCATCTTGATGAAATTCAACCCAAGGAACACTGGGAATTGAATCCCTTTCCTTCTTTGCGAAGTCAATAGCATTTTGATAACCCCATCTTTTTTCCATTATTACCTCCTATTTTTACATTTACAATACCACATACCCGTACATGTTTCAGGTTCTATAGTCATTGCCATTATTTTTTCACATCGTTTTAGTATATCATCCCATACTTTTTTATCTCTGTCAACTTTAAATGCTTTTAGATTTTGATCATTCTTGTTTTCATACATAACCACACCGTAATCTCTATCAGTTAAGTTAAGGTATATCTGTAACTGTATCATGTGTTCATGTTTTGGGGATTCTTTTAAATCTTTGAAGTCTTCATCTTTTATAGTTTTTAACTCTAATAAGGCTTCTTCATGTTTATCATGTTTTATTATGAAGTCAATCCTACCCGATATAGGTGGGTTTTCATTTTTTATAGATACTTCATCATCAATATATAGTTCTGCTTTTTCTAGATACTTTTTCATACGCCCTTCAAACGTACCTCCGTGATCAAAGATTCTTTGAATTCTAGGTTTAATAGTATCCCAATCTAATAATCCATTATAAGCCATGTATAAATATTTATCACAAGGGTTTCCGAATACTGATGGGTAAAACTTCCCTTCACTTGGAGGTCTATTTTTTCTTTCTAAGACAGTATCAATAGATTTCAATAACCATCGGTCTTGGTTCTTAGTTCGTTTAGTAGTTTTTTTACTACTTATATAATTTCTAATCGGGTCATTTATAGATTCAATTCCTGCCATAATCTTTCCTTTATATCTTTATATGTTTTTTCTTTTATATGCCAGATTTCATACCCAGCCTCTTTTAGATACTCATCTCTCATAGCATCTCGTTTTGCAAAATGTCCAAAAGGACCATCTGCTTCTATTATAACATCAATTTCTGTTACTATAAAATCAGGTATATACTTACCTACAGGTGTTTGCCATGTATATCTAAGCCCAGTCTCATCAAGCACCCTCGCTATCAGCTTTTCCTGAGAGGTATGACTCTTCCGTGTCATTTACTAACTCCTTATATGCTTCAGGATTATTTTTAAACCAGTCTACAACTTTAGTTATACCCTGTAGTTTTTCATCTTTATAATAATACCATGCACCCTTTTGAGTAATTAAACCTTCTTCTAATGCCATACGAATATAAGTTTCTACTATATCTATACCACCATCATGCTTAAATGGAACAATAGCTTCTTCAAACTTTTCCCCACCAAACTTATCTTTTAATAATCTAACATTAATTTCAAACCCAACTCTATCACTCATCTTTGCAGGAGTACTTGCTCCCTGTTTTAATATCCAAGATCCTCTAGTAAAGTGCATACAACAGTGGGTAAAATACTTTTGACCTTCTCCACCGGGCATTGTATCCATAAGTTGTACATTACCCATAGTTCCCCTAGTCTGATTAATAGCAACTAAAGCCCCACCGTTTTTAAGTTCAGGTATAAGTCTCATTAACATTTGATTCCATGTTCTAGACTGCCATCCAATAGGACTGTAGCCAATACCTTTTTCATTTGTAAATATATCTGATGGAACTAATCCTGCAACACTATCTACTACTACAATATCAACTCCGTTTTGTAGAGAACTTCTTATTGCTTTAAAGGCTTCTTCTGAAGTATCTGGATTATACAGTACCATTTCTTTAGTATTTAAACCACTTTTAGTCATCCAATCGGAATCCCATGATTTTTCTAAGTCTACCCATACAGCTACTCCACCATCTTGTTGAACTGACTTACATAGTTGAGATGCTACATATGATTTACCCGATGAAAAACCACCGAATAAAAGAGTAAATCTTTTTCTAGGTATACCCCCATTAGTAATCTTATCTAATTGAGGGATATTAAAAGGTATTTTACTATACTCGAAACTAACATCGTCTCCTCTAGTAGCTTTAATTTTTTTATCATTTAATAAATTTTCAAAGATTTCTTTTGAACTTGATTTCATCCTAAGTCATCACTCTCTTCATATATATCATCAATTAATAATTCATCTCCCTTATCAGTTCGTTTATCTATAAGTCTTTTTTGTATTCCTTCTGCCCATCCCATGCAGGTTGCCCCACATTTTATAAGCTCATTATATAGTGATGGTACATTTTTATCAGAAACTGCTTTTGATATCTCGCCGAACTGTTCTCCAAGAGTAACTGTCCAATACATATCAGGATGTCCTATATAGAACTTATTTAAATGTTCTGTTTTCTCTCCAAATTCTGGGGAGTCTTGCTTCTCTCTTTCGGATAAAAACTGTTCAGTAATTATTGCTCTTACATGCTCTTTATTTATCATTTTTTTTACCCTTTTGTAAGATATTCCTAATCTCTCCATCAACCTTATCATGTACTGCTTGATAGGCTTTATCTATAGCTAATCCTGCTTCTTCTAATTGATCGTCTATAGGTAGTTCAGTATCTAGATCATGTATTTCCATGTCCATTCTTGCGTACTGATTTGTATCTAATGGACCTACTCTAAATGTAAATCCTAATTTAAGCCCTACTTTTGCCATTTTTGATCTCCTTTATCATATGTTTTATTGGTATTTCATATTGTTTATACTTATTTTTATTTTCTCCACGGTGTAGATATACCTTCTTTTTATTATCCGTATGTTTTAAAAGTTCTGTATATGATATTGAAAGGTTAAAATCTTCGTTTGTATACTCATCTATCAGAACTAGCGTGTCTAAACTATTACCATAGTTAGCTACCGTTGCTTCTAAGTTTCCTATTAAATCTGTATCAAAAGTTGATGCTTTACCTTCTTCAGGCACATTAGTATATCTTAAAATATGTCTATTGTAGGACTTAAACTTTCTAATAAGTATATTTTCATCTGGAAGATACCTCCCTACAGTCTTACCAGAATTATCCCGCATTGGTCTACTTGGTATCATCTTTAAGTTCCTTCTCTATCAACATCTCTATATATTGCTTTGCTTTATACAGATCGTCAATCCCGTTTTCTTTATACCTCCACCTACTTATATATTTTACCACATTTCCTTCTGCAAATCCCATGTCATTGTCATGAATGTAATCAAAAGGTTCTATGTCTAAATGATAATGAACAG